AGGGCTTGTCTGGAATGAAGTAAGCCGCCGTTATGTTGACGATGAGCCTATTATGTTTATCCCAGATGAATGGCGTGGCCGCCCAATCAATGCCAAGCAAGGCAGCAGTGGTGGCCTACGAGATCAAGCATCAGCCAAGGAAGTGGCTATGATGGCCTCACAGTACACCCTGGATGCCTATGATGCCCTATTGAAGCAGGGTGTGGCCCCTGAACAGGCCCGTATGATTCTACCACAGAACATGATGACTACCTGGTTCTGGACTGGATCTCTGTTAGCCTTCTATAGAGTTTTCCGTCAAAGGACGGATTCTCATGCACAGACGGAAACAGCCGAGGTCGGTCATAGTATCGGAAAGATCTGCAATAAATTATTCCCTGTTAGCTGGAGCGCACTAAATGAAAGCAATACTTAAATTCAAACTACCAGATGAAGAAGAAAGCTTCAAGATTGCTAGTAAGGCAAATGAATACTACTCAATGTTATGGGAGATTACAGTAGAACTACGACGAAACAGGAAGTATGATAAGACACCGGAAGATTGTTTATTAGATATTGCAGAAATTATCAAAGGATTTGAAAGTGAAATTTAATATTCAACTTAATGTAACTATGGAAGCGAAGACAGAAGCAATTGCTATTGAGAATCTGTTTGAATTTCTACGATATAGTAAAGCACACTGTGGGACTGACTATGGATTTGATGATTGGGAGTTATTGGAATTTATTCCGACTGAGGAATAATAAATGAGGGCTGTCCTAGATGTAGAAACAACAACATATAATAAAGGTAATCCATTTGATAGGAGAAATTGTCTAGTAGTTGTTGGACTAATGTTATGTGATGACAACTGGGACCAAATCAGCTATAAGCATTATTATGATGTAAAGGAGTTAGCAGATGATCTTAAACAAGTCACCATCTTGTTGGGTTTTAATTTTAAGTTCGACCTTCATTGGCTACGTAATCGGGGTATTACGACCACAGCCATATTACGTGATGCTCAACTTGCTGAGTTCTTAATTAGCAATCAACAGAATGTACTACCATCCCTAGAAGATTGTGCTAGTAGATACTTAAATGAGCACAAGATTGATGTTATCAAGAAAGAATATTGGGATAAAGGTATTGAGACTTGGGATATTCCACCAGAATTACTAGAGGAATATCTATATATGGATGTAGAGCTTACTCGAAAAGTCTACCAATTGCAAGAGAAGATTCTAAAGGAAACTGGAAAATTTAATCTATATAAATTGCAATGTGCAGACTTAAAAGTCTTGCAGGAAATCGAATATAATGGTATACTATATAACTATGAGAAATCAAAAGCCCTTGCCGGAACATACACAGGAGAGATTACCTCTTATAAAAATACTATTCGGGCTTATTCCGATTGCCCTAATGTTAATACTGCTAGTGGAGATCATCTTAGTTGTATCCTTTATGGCGGCACCATTCTTGATGCTGCTAAGTATCCTGTTGGTGAGTTTAAGAGTGGTAAGAAAGTAGGGCAAACAAGATATAAGATACTGGAAACAGAGTATGCACATCCAAGGCTAATTGAACCCATTAAAGGTTCCGAACTTAAGAAGGAGGGATACTTCAGCACAGATGAACAAACATTAAAGAGTCTCAAGCCTAGGAATAAGGAACTTAAACGGCTAGTCTCAGCGATATTAGAACTAAGCAAGACTGAGAAGTTGGTTAATACCTATTTCCTAGGTATCCCTGCACTAATGGATGAGATGCAATGGAAAAATAATTATATTCATGGACAATTTAATCAGTGTATAACACGGACAGGTAGGTTATCTAGTAGCAAACCCAATCTACAGAACTTTGATGCACTAGCGAAACAACTTTGTATAAGTAGGTATTCATGATAGTAAACTCTGATGCAAAGGCACTTGAAGTTAATTGTGCTGCATATCTTAGTCAGGACCCGGTTCTTTTAGAAGAAGTGCGTGGTGGCTTTGATATGCACAGCAACAATCAGCAAGTGCTTGGGCTACCAACTCGGTTAATTGCGAAAACGTTCGTCTTCCGTTAATATACAGGCGGAAGTAAAACTAGGTGAATTCGGTGGACACCCAGACCGGGCAATACCGAGCTAAGCAAAGATATTTGTATTTAGCTTGACAATCTCAATAAAATAGTGTATAATATATGTACATTTATAAATAGGAGAACGTAGATGAGAAAATACAAATCGAAAGCTTGTACAGTTTGTGGTACTTTATATACCCCTACTGGACAATGTTCTAAATACTGTCCTTGATGGGCAAAAGAATTAAAAGAATCTGATAAGGGTTATTGCTCATTCTGTAATAAAGATCTTAGGACTGCTACCCATTATGAGTGGGTAGGACATCATAGAGATCATAATAGAATGAATAATACAAAAGAAAACTTGATTCTTTTATGTAAGAAATGCCATCAAATAGAACATAAATGCTGGAACAACTTTGAAAGTGTAACGACTATCTCGAAAGAGAGTAGGGTTGACAACAACTCGAAGCGCCTAGCCCCAGAAATGGGTGATGATATAGTCTGATCTGTATAGGAATATACAGCTAACACAAATGCTAATTTATGGTGGCTCTGCATATGCTTATTCAGTTGATGCAGATTTTGCAGTATGTGGATTCTCACAAAAGAAATGGCAAGATATTATTGACAAGTTCTATGAGAAGTACAAAGGATTATATGCTTGGCACATAAAGATTGTGCAAGAAGCAATCCAGACTGGACAGTTAGTAATGCCTACTGGTAGAATATACAAGTACGAATCTTCTATTAATTTTCGGGGAGAAAGGACATGGCCTAGAACTACTATTCTAAACTATCCTGTACAAGGGTTAGGTGCAGACATTATGACCATTGTACGTGTTGACTTCTATAGCCGTTTACAGAAGTTAAACCTGCAAGCAAAGATTATTAACACAGTACACGATTCAATTGTTATCGATTGTCCTGAAAAAGAAGTTGACACAATCACGAAATTGTTCTATAATGTATATATGGATGTTCCAAAGAATTTCCAAAAACTCTTTGGTGTAGAGTATAACTTACCACTTACTAATGAAGTAAGCGTAGGACCAAACCTTAAAGACCTAGTGGAGATCCAAGTATGAGTAACATGATTATTGAAGTACTAAGTAGTACAGTAACCACAGTACCTACTGCAAAAGGTAGCTACCAAGTATGTGAATTAGCCTTCAAGAATAAAACCTTCCAAGATAAAGTAGAAGGTAAGAAGATTATGTCCTTTGCAGAAAAGGAAGCCTTCACAACGCTCTCAACAGCCTCTATGGGCAGTGTATTCACAGTAGTTCGTGTTAAAGATGATAAAGGTTATTGGAAGTGGCAATCAGTTACTCCAGGAGCTAATGCAGCAGAAGCTGCATCATCGGGTAATGCCTCATCTAAGAGTACCTATGAGACTGCTGATGAACGTGCTGCTCGGCAAGTAATGATTGTTCGTCAGTCTAGTATCTCAAATGCTATTGCTCTTCTTAAAACAGAAAAGCATACTCCAACTACTAAGGACATCTTAGATGTTGCTAAAGAATTTGAGGATTTTGTATTTGGTAAGAAGGCAGTTGATAACGAAACGTTCTCTGATCTAGATGAAGAAGAAGAAGTTCCATTTTGACACTTGCACTGATTGATGCAGATATTGTAGCTTACCGATGTGCTGCTAGTAATGATGTGGAGGGTGGTGAAGAGATAGCCATCCTCCGTACACATAAATTAATGCAGGATATTCTAGATGTAACTGAAGCAAAAGAGTATCGTGGATTCCTTACAGGGCCAGATAACTTTCGCAAGAAAATCAATTTAGAATATAAAGCTAATCGGAAAGATAAGCCACTACCTTTGTGGCTTAAGTCCTGCAAGGACTATTTGATAAATGAGTGGAAGGTAGAGTTATGCACTGGGTATGAGGCTGACGATGCTTTAGGTATGTATCAAACAGAAGATAGTATTATCTGTACTATTGATAAAGATCTGGATCAAATTGCAGGCAGACATTATAACTTTGTTAAGCAAGAGTTCTATGATGTACTAGAGTTAGATGGACTCAGACATTTCTATAAGCAACTATTGATTGGTGATAAAGCAGATAATATCTTTGGTGTTATTGGTATTGGTAAAGTAAAAGCTGCCAAACTAATTGACCACCTCAACGAAGAATCAGATATGTTTGAGACAGTAAAAGATTTATATGATTCAGAAGAAAGACTGCTTATTAACGGACAATGCCTATGGATTTGGCATAAGGAAAATGATCTATGGCAATTCCCTTAGACTATAAGAAGGCAGTAACTACTGCTAGACAAAATGATGTTCGTATCTATGCAGTGCATAAAGACTATATGATTGGTGCATGGTATGAAGAATCAATTGATAGGTGGATTCCGCAGCAGTGGACACTAGCTGGGTATTCCTTACCTAATCCAATTGGTAAATCATGTGCAAAGGACTTAGACCTAATAAATGTTCAAGTCTAAATTTGAGGAAGACGTAGCAGAGTTATATCATTTGAAAGATAAGTATGAGGTAGAGAAGATCACCTATACACTTACAAATGGATATACTCCTGACTTTAAGTTAGCAGATAATGTCTTTCTAGAATGTAAAGGATTCTTTAAGCCCAGTGATAGGCGCAAGATGTTAGAGGTTAAAAAACAATACCCGAATATTACCTTTATCATGTACTTTCAGAATTCTCAAGTTAAACTTACAAAGAAAAGTAAGACTTCCTATGGAGATTGGTGCGACAAAAACGGTATCAAATGGTTCTGTTGGAAAACCAAAAAGCCAACCAAACGAATTCTCTCTTTGGCTGCTGCAGCTTCCACCAATTAACCTATATAATATACACTTAATTTATTTATACTATGGCCAAACACCTCGTTATACCAGACGTACAAGTTAAGCCTGGACAAGATCTTATATTTCTTACTCATATAGGTGAGTATATTGTAGAGAAAAAGCCAGATACTATTATTTGTATTGGTGACTTTGCAGATATGCCATCATTATCATCCTATGATGTTGGTAAGAAATCTTTTGAAGGGCGAAGATATAAAAATGATATTTTAGCAGCCCGTGAAGCAATGGGTACTCTATTGATGCCTCTTATTGCACACAATAAAAATGCTATCATGCAAAAAAAGAAGCGGTATCTTCCGCGACTAATTCTTACATTGGGGAATCATGAAAATCGTATTAACCGCGTTATCGAAACTGATCCAAAGTTGGATGGAACAATTTCAGTTGATGATCTTTACTATGAAGAAATGGGCTGGGAAGTTTATCCTTACCTTGAACCTGTCATTGTCGATGGTATTGCCTATAGCCATTTCTTTACTTCTGGTGTACTTGGTAGGCCAGTTACTTCGGCACGAGTTCTAGTACAGAAGAAGCATATGTCCTGTGTGATGGGGCATGTCCAGAACTTTGAAGTACATACGGAGTATCGGGGTGATGGTACTCGTGTAACGGGTATGTTTGCTGGATGCTGCTATGAACACAAGGAAGATTACTTAGGGCCGCAAGGTAATAATCATTTCCGAGGAATCCATATGCTACATGAAGTCTCTAATGGAGAGTTTGACCATATGGCTGTCAGTCTTAAATACTTACGAAAGAAATACGAAAATGCTGAATAGCTGGAATGAAGTTGTAAAAGATATGTTAGATCGTAATGAGTTCGGTGCTGAAAAGTATGGTCGTTATCTTACTCCACGAGTAGAAGATAATATGCTTCAACATGCATATGAAGAGGCCCTAGACTTAGCAGTATATCTAAAGACACGTATTCTTCAAGAGCAAGAAACATATGATCTTGCTAAACAATTGAAGACTGCCTTCAGCAAAGCATGATAAATTCGTATGGCAATTACTTTTGACGAACTTCTTGAGAAGTTGAAGCGAGAAGAGGAAACTCTGCTTGTAGATATACTAGAAATACAATCTGAGGATATTGTGAATCGTTTTGAAGACTTTATAGCAAATAAAATAGATTATCTGCTAGATGGATACGAAGAGAGCAATGAGGACGACGAAGAAGACAACTAATGACTCCCCATCGTCGCCATTACCACCTAAGTCTACAAAGAAATTTAACATATTACTACAGCAAAAAAAGGAAGCAGATGACGAACTCAGAAACTTTACCAAGTCTTTATCAAAACATTATTCATCGAAGCAGGTATGCACGATTCCTGCCGAAGAAGAATCGTAGAGAGACTTGGATTGAAACTGTTACTCGACTTATTGATTATTATAAAGAGAAAGCACCACTCGCAAGTGAGATTCTAGAAGATAAGGTTAAGCCTGCAATTCTTAACCTGGATATTATGCCCTCTATGCGAGCTATGATGACTGCAGGGGAGGCGTGTGACAGGGATAATATTGCTGCTTATAATTGTAGTTATCTTGCTGTAAATAATAAGCGAGCTTTTAGTGAAGCACTATATATTCTTATGAATGGTACTGGTGTTGGGTTTAGTTGTGAGCGACAAGAGGTTGCCAACCTACCCCTAATTCCAGATCAAATGAAGAATGTAGATGATACAATTGTTGTGGGAGATAGTAAACTTGGCTGGGCAAAAGCTTTCAAAAAACTCCTGTCCTCATTGTACGATGGAGACATCCCTCAGATTGATTACTCGCGTATACGGCCAGCGGGGGCACGACTTAAGACTTTTGGTGGACGAGCCTCTGGTCCTGAACCTCTGCGTAAACTGTTCAACTTTACTATTAACCTCTTCAAAGCAGCAACAGGAC